CGAAGTCGGTCTTTGAAACCATCAGGTAACTTGTCCTGATAATCTCCAACTCCAGAGACTGCATCGCAGACTCCTGCATTCCAATCTTTATCCCAGTCGGGATTGCTGTCTCTCCACTCTTCATATTGAGCAAGAGTCATTTGGAGTTCTTTCATCTCTCCTGTTTTTAGGTTTTTAACTGGGTAAATTGCCATTATGTTGTCCAATCAAGTGCTTCTGATACGGTAGGGAACTCTCTTATGAACTCTCTACGACATGCTTCAGCAATGTCCATGTGTTCTTTTTGAGTTCCGTGAGCACTTCTTAAATTTATATAGTGAACCCACGACCTACATGATCCCGTCATATAGAGTTTGGTAGGAGTTGCTAACGGAAGTACAAATCTAGCACATTCTTTAGCGACACCTGACCGAATAAGTTCATTATATAAGTCTATTCCTTCAGCAAAATACTTCTTTATTACCTTCTGTAGTCTTTTTCTCTCCTTTGAGTCTATATCATCTATACTATTCTGTCTATTCTTATCGTCCTGTCTTCTCAAGTCTGGTATGGGTATCTCACCCAATAGGTTAGTGTTAGCATATCGCTGACTAAACTCTTGGAACGTAAATGACCTATGTCTCAATATCTGTGCTGCTATACCTCTAGTAGTTGTAATCTCTAGTGTCATAGTTGCTTGCTCAAATACTGACCAGTGTTCATGTTCAATACAGTATCTAAGTAATCCTGCCACTTTAGGATTTTCCTGATTATTGGGGTTGGATACTCTTGCGATGAACCCCATAGTTTGTTCAGCATTAGGGGTTATTGATATCAATTTGACTGGTGTCGGTCTCAGTTTCATTACGCTGTGATGATGTATGTTGATAAAGTGCCTCGAAGATCTCGTCTGCTAAATCGTCGATATCTTCTGTTTCTGACTTGAAGTCAAACAAGTCATTTTTTCGGTTTTGTAGCTCCTTTATTTGATGCGTCAATATACTTTTTGGCATCGAAGAGTTTTGCTGTGATTTGTCCACTGGTGTACTCTATACTTTTTAAACTGCCCTTACCTAGAGAATCGTAGTAACAATCAAAAATATTGACCTTGAGACCAATAATAATATCATGATGTTCGACTCCATCTGTCATATAAGTGACAATATAGGAATTGCGAGGAAGTTTAGGATTGTCAGCGACTTTCTTATCGCAATCAATCTCTAGAACGACGATATTGTACTTATCTTGCTTTTCTGGTACATCTTCGTTCTTTTCCCAAACGGTCACCCTCTACCACCCCACTCAATTTGAGGGAATGCTTCAGATACAACCGCTTTGGTCACTCTATACTTAGATTGAAGATCCTTGTTACAGGCAAGAACGAATAAATCCGCTTCTGCCTCCTGTAGACCCTCTAGGAGTTGTATAAACAACTTTTCTCTATGCATAGAGGAAAGAGTATCATCGCCACCCTTAAAGAAGCGATAGAACCCTTTATACTCACTGTCAAGACGAGTATGCTCAGTTCCTGCGGGTGCGTCATTCCTTTTAAAAGGAACTTCACCATCAGGAAGCATGAACTTGAGTGATTCATCAAAATTGATGATCATAAGTGCTCTAAGTCCATTGTTGTTGTACTTTGTTAATAATTCTACTTTCTCTTTCTTAGTCTTAGCAGAAGAGACTTGTTGTATGATTTCAGTCAACAACGCATCATTTGGTAATTTTTTCGCCATAATAATGTTACCTTATCAAATCAGTATACTATCAATCCTCATCTTCGTCAAGTAGTAGTTCATCATCCATGAATTTAACTGCTAGCAGTTCTTCATTAACATATGCTCCATTACCATCCAAAAACTCAGGATGTAGATTATCTAGTTGACGCTTATATGTGTTTTGGTCAACGGTACCTCTATATATCCATCCTATTATACCGCCTAATCCAAAGGCGAATAGGGTGCTAACACTAGCAACCCAAATTATTAAGTTAGTTTCCATTGCTCTCCGTGATGTCAAATTTAATTCTTAATCGACACCTCCACTTAAACAAAGGGAGGGTCAAATCAAAGTCTACGTTACTTCGTTTCGTCCTCCTTCTTCGTGGGAGCATTAGCTCTATGCCTTTATTTAGCGATGGATCTCTTCCTTCTGCCTGGTCGGTGATCCCACTCGTATCTTTTGGCATCGTCAATAATTCCCCTCAAGTATTTTACAATTTTCCTTGCTTCTGGTTTGCTAAGGAAGTGGTACGCTTCACGGATTTGCGTATGTTCTGAATCTTTACCTCCCCTGATGTACTCCTCAAGGTCGTGTGCGGTCTCTTCTATCGCCTTAGCGGTAGTTGACTCCAAGAACTCTAATGTCGCCTTTCTAGTCGCTTTAGAGTGCTCTAGGAGAGGGTATAGTTTGAATAGGAACCTCTTCTCCATTATTGCTACGTCTATTGCTCTTTCAGCAAGTTCGTAGATATCGTCTGTGATTTGTTTAGACAAAGTTGTGCTCTCTTAAGTAGTGTACTGTGTCGGTACAACCACCGAGTTTTTTACCATTACATGTGACTTGGGGAAATGTTGCCCCATTGCCAAATTCTTCGTAAAACTCTTGTCGGTTGAAGTCCTTGTTTAGATCATATACTACATGTTGTAATTTGGCAAGTGTCAATACTTGCTTGATACGGTCACAAAAGGGGCAACCGTCTTTCGAGTATACAGTAAAGTTCATTGAGGTACTTCGTAATTAAACCATCCAGTAGCTATATATTTCTCCTCTATCTCTGAGATTTGCCCTTTGTGTACATGTGTCCACGCAGCAGGCCAAAGTGCGATTCTCCCCACAATCGCTTCCATGGTAAACCCTTGCTCAAGGAACATTGTTCCTCCATCTGAGCAATTATTTAGAAATATACTCCATGCCAAGGCACGAGTTGTTTGGGGATTTGGATAATTCGTAAAATTGGTCGTTTCATGATGCCACAACTTAAAACCGCCTTTTGGTTTATAGTGTTGTATATTGAAACTGTCAAATAACGAAAATCGGTCAGTATGTTGTAAATTTTTATGTTCTTTCTCGTATTCGCCAAATGCCTTTACTAGAGCACCATAGATTATCTTATGAGTGAAACTGGACTCCGAAAATCGCGTATATACGTCTGTGGAGTCCTTTAACTCAGGATCGACAAAACCATACCCTATCTGTCCCGCTTCCTTTTCGGGATGTTTGTTAAAATATTGAATTATGACATTACAATCATCGGCAGTCAAAATGTCATCATATATGCCAATAAAGTTCATTTAATCATCGTAAACTAAGCACTCAGGTTCATCTGGGTGTAAATCGCAAAATAGCTCTAGAGCGTTTGGGTCATGGTGGTCTCCCGCCTTGATCTCTTCTTTATGGTGTTCAGCGTACTCTTGTAACTCCACCAACTCAGTTTTATAATGCCTTCTAGCAGCACTAGAAACTGTTGGGTCGTTTACGTGGTCTAAGTCATACTGAATGTGTTCTTCGATAGTTTTCATCGTTCGTAACCTCGTGTACACTATTATTTATCTAAAAAACCCTACAGCGAAAAAATACCCGAAATATTTTTTCCACTTTTCCTGGTCAGAAAAGTCGGATTTCCCTCAGTATAGCATAAAAAAAGACCCCCTACAATAGGAGGTCTTTGATCTCGAACAATATTATTTAGAGTGCGTTACCACGAGGTAAAACTTCCTCTGGGAACACAAAGTTCTCATGTGGTTGGTCAACTGATGACATCCATGCTCTCATACCTTCATTAAGAAGAATGTTCTTAGTGTAGAAGGTCTCGAACTCTGGGTCTTCTGCTGCTCTTATCTCTTGAGATACAAAGTCGTATGCTCTGAGGTTAAGTGCTAGACCTACGATACCTATGGATGATGTCCACATACCCATGACAGGTACGAACAGCATCAAGAAGTGTAAGAATCTTTTGTTTGAAAATGCTATACCAAATATCTGTGACCAGAATCTGTTAGCAGTGATCATACTATAAGTTTCTTCTTCCTGTGTAGGATCAAA